CAAACATATCAATGGTTATTGTATTTTCATTAAAAACTTGCACATCATTACTTATATAATCAGAAACTCCAGCAAGTGACTCTCCAGCAGTTATAAATGGCAACTCACCTTTTAATCGATCTAAACTTTTTAATCTCTTTCCTCTTATTGCTTCCCCGTATAAATCTTTCGAATTATAAAATTTAAAGTAATTATTTTTTTGATTTTCAGGTAAGTTTAGTATAAATTTATATTTCTTGAGAGCTTCTTGTTCGTCAGTTGTTAATTCAAAACTATTAATTTTTGTTGATATTAAATACTTTTCTAATTGCTTTAATTTATTTTCTTCAATAATATATATATATTTTTCCATATATTCGAAGCTTAATTTTTCATTCAATATAGGTAATTTTATAATTAAATTTGCAGCATTTTCTCTATTAAATTTAGTTCCATAGTCAAATTTACCTTGAGCAGCTTTTCTCATTAAAGTAACAAAATATAGAGAACTATTTTTACTCCATCCACTGTATTTTTCCTTCATTATTTGTACATGTGAATAACCGATAAAATCATGTGGTTGATAAAAAATACTATCTACAGTTGTAGTATCACTAAAAGTTATGGAATTTCCTTTTTCAGTTGTATTTAAATTAACATAACCTCCAATGCCATTATTTATACTAGAATTAACCACAACTGGTGATAATCCTTTTTCTTTAAATAATGTATAGTTAGTTAAACCATAACTTTTTGAAGGCCTTATCTCAAATAAATCTCCAATTCTAAAAGGTTTGAAGTGACCCCCGTTTGCAATAAAATCTTCTTTTAATTTTAGTAAACGAGGGTTTACTTCTTTCCCAATTTTTTTTTATTCTCTAAAAGTTTAGTAATATCCCACGTCAAAAAGTCGGACACTGATTTTTCAAAATCTTCGAGTTTAGGAACAATATCTATTTTCATATGTTGATCAAAGTTCCAATCTTTTCCAGACTCGCTAATAAAATCTTCAACATAAATATTATCAATATTCCATAATTCATGATTAATTCTAGCAGTTTTTCCAGCTTTATATACTTTTAAGATATCACGATATCTTTCTATTGGAGAATCAATTACTTGAATTCCTCTTCCAGTTCTTTTATATCCATCATTTCTAAAATCAATAAATTTGACCGTTCTTTCAAAATCATGTGGTTTTTTAGCTTCAAATATATATATACTAGTTTGTACTCCAGCCATAGGTTGAAATAAATCGACTGGCATTTTTATACTTGCTAAAAGTGTGTGTTTTTTTAATATTCTTTTATTGGTTCCTATAGATTTTCCAGAACCTGCGCTATCTTGAATAATTATTGCACCAATACCATTTCTTTGCATATTATCTAATCCAAACTCTATAAATGGCATACCATTTTCTCTATAACTAAATGGCGGATTTAACAATAACTTGGTCGCTTTAAAATCTTCATACAAACTTTTAGGAGTATTAAACGTATTAGCTTTTTTTATATTACTAGAACCATCTCCACGTAATATCATATTAGTAGCTGCAAGAGTATACATTTCTGCATTTAGTTCTATACCCAATAAATTATTTGATTTAATTTTATTGATAGACTCTTCAGCAGCACTAGTACCTTTACCAAACTCTAATTCTGCTTTTTCAATCATAAGTTCCATTGAACTAATTAAGAAACCTGCACTACCTGTTGCTAAATCCATTACTTTACTATCTTTATTTATATCTAATAATTCAGCCATCATTTTAGTTACATATGGAGGAGTTAATACTATACCTAATTCTGTACCATCACCTAGCGCATATTTTAGAAATTCTGAATACATTTCCCCCATAATATCAATATGACCAGTCATGGAATCAATTGAACTAAATATATTCTCGTAAAGAAACGTAAAAATTTGTTTATTAGTACTACTATCACTTTCTAAAAATTTACTTACTTCTTTGTCTAAAGTTATTTTTTCATCTCTTTGTCTATCTTTTGATATTTCATAAAATGATGACATCATCAAATTCATTTTTTCATCTTCAATATTTTTAATAAGCAAGTATTCTTTTATTTGATCCGTTATTAATTTTCCATCTCTTTTAGACTCTGTTTGTAAACCTTTCAAATCCTGTGGTGTCAATCCACCTTGTAGTATTTCTCCGTTTTCATCAATAACATCTTGCATAGCGAGTAACATTCCTGAAACATATAATACTCTTTGTGGAGCAGTTATATTATGATTATGCATTAATTTATTAAGTTTTTTTGCATATTTCTGTAAAGAGGTTCTATTATGAATTAGAATACTATGTTTTTCTGATTCTGTAAGTATTGCATCTTTATAAAATTCTTCAAAACTATTTTCATTTTCTAGAAAGTTTAAGTTACTATAGTTATCGATATGTTTATATGTATCTTTGGAGCTACCAAAGACATAATTTATATTTATTTCGATATCTTCTTTGTTATTACCAGCTATTCCTATAGCTATTACTTCTGTATACTTATTACTTTTTATCATATTTCTTGCATAGTATAAACTACCATTAACCGCGAATTTAGAAATTGATTTTTCATCGTCTTTAATTCCACTTTTATTAGAAGTCATCAACTTATTTAAACCAAGCTTATTTTCGATAATTACAGGTATATTATACTTTTCAATATGAAAATCTGGAGTTCCGAATCTAGTTTTCTTTTTAGTTTTAGCACTCCCTTTCAAGGCTTCTTTCATATAGTCAGACATAGATGATTCGTCATTATAATCCTTTAATTTTAATAACCCTAAATTGTCTAAGTATTCTTTAACATAGTAGTTAACATCTGTCTCTAATTTCCAATCCATAACTCATGCATACCTTTCAAAGTTTAATTATCAATTATTTTAACACAAAAAAAGAACAAGCATTTAATGCTAGTTCTTTAACTTTAACTAATAACATAAAACTATTATACATACAATGTTATTTTAAATTCCTTTTATTTATTTTGTTTATAAATTCCACAGCTTCATTCCTAAAAAAGAAATTATTTAACACTTTATAAGTATAACTTTTACTAACTCTATAAATTTTACGATTAAAATTAAGTTGATAGACTTCAACTCTGTAACCTTTGTAATAAAAAGTACTAATATATGCTTCTACTGTTCTTGATAACAAATTAGCGTATGTTTGAGTGTGTTTCATAAAATGACCTTCTTTCATGAATACCAATCATAAAATAAGTCTTTCAATTATGAATACAGTATAGCATCTACTGGAAAATATTAAAGTTAATTATGTATGTATATTACAAATAATAAAGAAAATTATTTATACTTTGAAGTAAGAATTAATTGAAGGAGTTGTAAATAATGATTATATTAGAAGCAAATAATACAAGCACACCTGCAATATGGTCAGCCTTAGCTTCAACTGGTTCGCTTATTGTAGCTGCACTTACATTTTATAATACATTTAAAAAAGAAAAACGGCAGAAGAAACGTGAATCTCCTAATATCATTTTAACTAGAAAAGAATATCAAACTAATAACAATAATTCACTATATTTATACAACAAAGATGAGTTCAATAATATTTTAAAAAAATGGTTTGATGATTGTGAATTAAAATTTAGTTTATTAGTCACTTCTGAACAGCCAATTTATGATGTTGATATAAGTATAACTTCTTCTAGTTCTAATCATCAATTAATTGAATCGTTATTTGAAGCATATGAATCTTCTTACAATAAATTTATATCTTTTCCAATTGATACTAATATCAATTATGATGAATATTTATCTGACAAACTTTTAAATATTCATAATAAACTAAATTTATTTGGTCTAGATTATCTTGAAAACAAAAAAGATTTTAGATTTTCTTTCAATGAAACTGATTACTGTTATTTTGAACAAATTAATAATATTGCAAATATTTCTTTTCCTAAAAGGATTTATTCATATATGTATATTTTTTATTTATATTTTTTAGAAACAGTAAATAAAACGGCTCTTGTTTCTTTAGATAAAACAATCACATTTGATATTTACATTAAATACTTTAATAAATATGAATCCAAAACTCAATTTATTAAAGATAAAATTGAAATGATTATTTCATATCATGAGGAAAGAGAAACTATTAGTTTAAATATCCTAAATAAACAGTTTGAATCTGAAAATACGGAATTTTTATAGTTTTTCAATTTAAAATAAAATTAATTATGGTTATTTTTAGTAAAATATAGAGCTCTCATTTTTTAATATTTATTTTAATAAATGAGAGCTTTATAATTAATATTCTAAATTCAATCTTTATATAATTTTTTCACTTCAATAGTATCTACATGTACCCAACCGTTATTGCTAGGTGAGAATGTACGACACCAAACATTACCTTGTGGATCTTTGATTTCTTCATAAATATAAACTGTAGTACCTTCCGACACTACATCAATTTCATTAGCAAAACTGTAGTTATCAAAGCTACTACCAGCACGTTCACGTAATGATGCATCATATTTAATTGTTCCTCTGTAATAAGGTTCTTCAGACCATACTTTAACACGCGTACATCCCACTGGTTTTTTCTCAATAACATCGTCTTTTTCAGGTAAATCTGTAATTGTATCTTTATCTACATCAGTACCATCCATATATTTTTGTACTAAGTTATCAATGACATCAATCTCATGTCTACCATAGCCACACGCTTCAAGTGCATTACCTGGGTCTTGCTTGTCATCTTGAATATCTTGATGCCCCGGACACTTATGGAAGTGGTCGATATCCCAAGACTCAAATAATACTGCACAGACTCTTGCGAAATTATCTAATGCAGTTAATGAACGTTCTCTGTCATCAGGGAAGTAACATAACTCGCCCCCAAACGCAGCATCGTTTGCATCATCACCAAAGTAGTAATTATCAGTAGGCGTGTCATATAAAACATGCCATGCTTTCTCGTCAATCGGTACATTAATAATACATTCTTTATCATCTACAAAGAAGTGCGCTGAAGCTGTTGATGCCCACGGTTCCATGTAAGTATTTTTATAATAGTCCACGTTTTGTTGTGCTGTACTGCCTGGATTACCAGTATCGTGATATACTGCGAAGATAGGACTTCCAGTATCTAATTTTTGTCCAGTACGACGTGTGCCATAAGGAATTAAATCTAAATATACAGGTACACCGTTCCAATTTTCTAAAAATTCTTTTGCCATAATTTATCGCTCCTAAATAAAAAGAAGTGACTATATAAGTCACTCCTTAGTTTTTGTTAGTTTCTTCAGTAATATTTAATCTGTTTTTAAGTTGTTCAGGAATTGGTACGCCCAACTTCACTGAATTTTCTACAATGCTTGTTGCTTCTCCAATAATAAAGAACATTACTGTTGCATTAACAAGTAAGCCATGTAATTGGAAAATAATATCTAATGTATTTGATACAATGATGACGCATAAAAATGCGATTTTCTTAACATACCCTAGCATTGCTTTCTTGCTCATTAATTTACCTTCACTAAATGCAGTAATCATTCCAGTAACTACATCTACAAAAATAAGTAATAATAAAATATAAACGAACACCTTATTACCCGAATAGATAAGACTCATAAAGTCGTCTACTTCAATATTATATTTATCTGCCATTTCTGCCATTTTAATAAATTCCCCCTAGTATTAAAAAAACTACCTATTTAAATAGGTAGAGATTAATAAATTCCATATATTGCTGTAATTGCTGTATCTGAATTAATCGCTTGTTCTCCATCAGTAGCAAGTAATGACTTAACCACTTGAATACGATTGTTATCTTTAAATAAAATAGATAATTCATCTAGGTAACCATTTTTATAACCATTCCCCGAAGATCTTAATCCGATATTATTTAAATATAAAGTTTCTCCATTATTCGGTACAGTCACAAAGTGTGTAGCATGTCTATTACTTGTAAATGTAACGTTGATAATAAGTTGCCCGTAATTGTGAACATCATCTTTCAATTGGACAGTATCGCCACTTGAAGCTCTACCGCTCCACAGCAATACTGGTGTAGAAGATTTCCATCTATCGTATAATTTACCTTTATATTTTTCTCTTGTTAAACCAGTACCTAAAATAGATAACATACCATTATTCTCATCACGCATAACTGCTTGAATAATTCCATTCGCGTTACTTCCATTTAATGTAGGTAAACCTTGAGTACTACTATTATAGTAATAATTTCCAGACTTAGTAATATTCGCAGGATTACTTAATACTCCAGGTGCTACTCCTGCATCCATTTTAGTATCTACTAATTTTTGTACATTTGCATTTACAGTATCTTTTGTAGTTTCAAGTGAATTTGTAAATGCCACAACTTGATCGCTTAATGGTTTAATTTGAGAAGTTAAATCTTCTCTAGTCGCTAACTGATTACTATTTATTGCTGACTGTAGTGCTTTTAATTGAGTGTCTAATGCTTTAGCTGTTTCTACCTCACTATTAATTTTAACTTCAGTCGCTTCTGCAGTATGTTTTAATTCTTCAATACCAGTATTTACAGTTGTTCTTAATCGTTCTAATTCTTTTTGATATTCAGTAAAGTAACTTTCTGAATTAATACCAAACTCTACTTTGTTTTTTAATACTCTAATACGTACTTCTAATGATGAATCTGTTTGTTCTCCACGTTTTAATTTAAAGAATGCTTGTTGGTAATCACCTTCTGCAGTACTTGCTTGTTGTGGAAGAATGTATCTAAACACACCGTTACGTGGATCTAATACTAAACCACCTGTTGTATCAATAATACGTTCCCCATCAGGCTTTACACCTTCGAAAACTGGAGTTAAATCAGTAATGTTATATGGACGCCCATTTGAATAAACAGTAATTGTAATTGCTTTTAAACCACCATCACCGACACGACTAATGATATATTGTTGTTTTTCTTGTTCTGTACCTTGTTTTGTAATATCAAAGAATAAATCTTGATTTGCCATCTAATATCATTCCTTTCTTAACCATAGAAATAGTAATAATTTTTAAGTAATTCATAACTAATCACTTCATGTATCAACTCATTAGGATGTAAGCCGTCTACCATACACTTCTTTCTAAATCCTGGATTATATGGATTTATGATATCTGTATGATATGCATCAAAAACAGGTACATCTAATTCAGTACAGGCTAACACTTGAGCATTAACATAGTCTTCTAAGCTTAAATTTAATCTATTTCTATCCGTATCTTTTCTTCTAATGTAAGTACCATTGACTGGTAATTGACGTGTTGCAGTCATACATACAATTTTTGCATCTTTATTCTGCGCTCTAATCACTTTTATAATTTGATAGAATGCACCTAAAAATGTTCTAATATCAGTTTTATCTATGCCAAGTTCAATACCATCATTTTTTAGCCAATCATCATCAGTACCTTGTACGATAACTAAGTCTGCGTCTTTAACTTTTAAGGCCTGGTCGAATATACTATTATCACTTGCTTTAGAGAATGTCGCACCCGATACTGCTAAATTGTTTAAATTAGCATTTAATTTTTCTGCTAAAAATTGCCCAAAGTTTTTACTAGCATGTAAACCTCTAGCAACTGAATCACCGATACAATAAATATTTTTAATATCAGATAGTGTTTGTGATTTTTTAGAATAATCATAGACAACAGTTCCATTTTTAGTCACTACTGTATTGTGTAGTGGATTATTTTCAACTTGATCTTTTTTAAGTTGTTCTAAATCAATTCTAATACGTTCTGATAATGAACCATGTTTAACGCCTTTTAAATCCGTTTTGCTATCAACGACTTCTTTAGTCACTTCAAGTGGCGATTCTTCCGGCATTACGATTGCTCTGACTTCTTTAAATAGTTCATCTTCATATTTTTTTACTAGACTAGAGATTTTCTTTTCCGCTTCTCCAGTTTTGTAATCGCCCATAAAATCTTCAATTTCTTTGAAGTTTTCAATGAGTTGTCGTCTAAACTCCGCTCCTACTTGATTACTTAAGTTTGTTGTTATTAACCCCATGTTCTACCTCCTAATACTCCAAAATTTCATGCAATCGAATATGATTAGATGGTGCTAATTGATTACTTGCTGCACCTACAACTTGTGTATTAGATACTCTTACTAATTTTATACAGTAGTCGAGTTTATTACTTTGATTTCTATAAGGAATGACTTCTGTAATATAAGTATTAGGATGATTGTTATGGTATTTAGGTACGTATTGATAATGATATAAATCATCTATATCATCTAAACGCCATACTAAGATAATTCCGTTTAAACAAGATGTTAAATTTTTATTTAAATTAACTATTTGTGTTTTATTTGGATAAACGTTCACATTCCTATTAATTATTTGATTATGTTTATCAATACTATCCAGCTTTTGTTTATCTTCCATACTCATTAAACCGGGACTTATTTTAGTCGCTTCATTTAATTTGGATATATCAAATTCTTGTAGTCTATTTAATTTCTGTTTATCTTCCTTTGACATTAAACCGTCTTTATTTTCGGTTGAATTTGCTAATCCATCCACTCCTTGTATATGAGTCCTAGCATATACTTCTTCATTGTTTACAGTAAGAGTTCTAATGCTCGTTATCGGCACTTAAGGTCACCTCCTTATAAAAAACAGACCCTAATTTGTTAGAGTCTGTTACGTTTAATTTATCTAGTTTTTGTTTATCTTCTTTGGATAATAGCCCATTTTTTTCGGTTGTAGCATTATTTAATCCTACAATCGCTTGCACGTGTGTTTGTGGATATATATGTTCATCTTCAAAATAAAGTGGTCTGATTTCTGTCATTCTAATACACTTCCTACCGCTTCGCCTACATGTATGAGTTCTTTCATATTTTTAGATACTGAACGATTAAACTCATTTAATTTATAATCAAATTTATTATCTTGAGCCTTTAGTTTTTTATTCAGTGATTGTTGAATTTTAACCATATCCTCTAATTCATTACTAAATGTTAAAATGTCAATCGTTTGTACAAATGGATGTCCCCGTTCTAACTTGATGATTTTAAGTTCAGTATTATAGTTCATTAATTCATGAATAAAGAAAACTGTATCTCTAGGCGATAAATGTTTATAACTAATATAGTTAACTGTTAATTCTGTTTTTGGCTTATCTTGTAGTTGTGATTCAGCCCATTTTTTTAGTTCTGTTTCACTTGTAATATCATCATTATTGATTGGACTTGCATATCGTTTACCATATATTTTAGCTTGTGGTGACACATATTCAATCATAGCTTCATACTTTTTCTTTTTGTCGTTATCTCGTCGTTTACCATATGCTTTAACTGCAGTTCGTAATTCTACTGTACTAATAGTAGCGACAACATTATCAGTATTATATTTATATCTAATAATCTCTTCACTTTGTTTATAAAATTTTTCAGGATTATAAAAACCTATCTCAGTATCAATTGGATAAATAATACATTTGAATAATTCAATAGCTTCTTTGATAAACTCAATTCCATTTTTGCCACCTATGTTATCAACCATTACTTTTTTACTAAAGTTACCAAATATCTTGTAAGTGTATTTCACATTCGTTTTTTGATTTTTAAATCCATAATCAAGATATTGTGATAGAGTGTATTCCTTTTTCTTTTTATCGCTAGTATCGTCATCTAGTTGTTCTACATAATGATTTTGGAATTCAAACATTACATGATAAGCAGTAATATCCATTGATACCTTGTGCCCTTCGACTTTAGAAACTGCATTTTTAATAATGAATTTCTCTCCTTTATAAATGACAAAGTTTTCATTCACTAGTAAATCAAATACAAATCGATTAGCATTCGTTCGGTATGCTGTAAATGTAATCATTCTCGCATTATTTAATTCATACGTATCTTTAAAACTGCTATAATCTATTTCAATTAAATTTTCACATATTGTTTGTTCGAAATTCATAATTGATAAATGCTTATGTCTATCCATTTACATCACCTTATCTATAAATAAATGGAAACTCAAAAACGATATCTACATCTTTTACATCTCCAAGTATTTCAAAATTATTCATTCCAGGTGCAAGCGTAATGATACCTCTATTCGTATCTATCCCAACTCTTTGATTATCTTTATATGCATATACGTCATTTAACATGAATTTCGAACGATATTCGATTGTTTTATTATATTTAAATTTATCCTCTGTAGTAGTATTAACTAGTTGGAAACCACCGACTGCATTAATTTGTATCAATATTTTTAACTTATGACGCATTCTAGGATCTACTGTATCTGTTGAACCATTCCAAACTTGAAAACTTCTTGTTTTAAAATGATACTTTGGTTTGTGGTTTAAAGGTAATCCATTTTCAAGCATCCATTCAGAATTAAATACAAAGTCTTTTCCAGTTGTATTTACTGATTCTGAATAACCTTTATATACTTTTAAAGTAACTTCTAATTCTAAAGAACAAAAATCTTTTACTGTAGGTTGTATAGAGGCTCCACTAATTGAATACTTAATACCTGGCATTTGAGATGTAACAATTGCATATGGTTTTCTTCTATGAAAGATACTTCTAAAGTGATGTTCAAACAAATCAATTTCTCTAGCATCTATTCCATCATAGCCAAAACGTAATACTAAATTAAAAGGAGCGAAACTAATCGCCTCTGGTAAAACACCATCTATACCATTGATAGACACATTATTTTCATTTTCGGAAGGATAGCTTGCTTTAGCATCTAAAAACATTAATCCAGCAAATTCATCTATATCGTATTCGATACCATCTTCAATGATTTTAACCCATGTTTCACTCATTAAATATCAAGTCCCCCTTCCATGTAATTAAGTGCTAATGCACGTGTTGCACTTATTTTTGATAATGTTTGTTCAACATTGTCTAAATTGTTATTTTGTTGATTAGGTTTAACCGTCTCTATTAACATTCTTGTTAATTTATTACCAGTATCAGTTAATATCGCAATATGATTTAATAGTTTTTCAACTGTTGAATTATCGTGATTTACTGTGACATTACTAGAACTTGTATCCATACCAACAATACGCATTGCATCTTCTATTAATTTAATAGCACGACTGCGTTTTGTAAGTGGGATAATCATTTCCGGCTTGTTGCCTTCTCCGATTTCTGCAATTTGATGTTTAGTAATTAAACCACCATTTTCATATGCATAATCTCCTGCACGCTTAAATCCATTCCAACCATATTTATCAACAATATATCTCATTGCAGATATAGCTTCATCAACCGGATTCATAATATTACCAAATCCACTCTTCGCATAAGTTCTAAATGTCGAGCCTATCATTTGGAACATACCTTTTGACGGATCTCCCATTTGCGCATTGATATCCCAATCATTGACTGCATTAGATGTATAATTTGATTCTCGTTTAGCTACTCGCATCATTTGCTCAGTTATATAACTACTTCTATAGTCCCCACCTAAAATAGCTTGCGCTTTTAAAATGGCACTTCTTGCAGCATCGGCACCATTACCACCTGCAGCACCTTTCAATGATTTAAGATAAGACTCTGGATCTATTGCTGTATCGTTTCCAGGATGGTCTCCACGCATTAATTGGAAGTGTAGGTGAGCACCTTTACAATATGCACCAGTTGCCCCCGATTCTGCAATCAATTGTCCAGTTCTAATATGTTCGCCTAAACGTACAAGTTGTTTAGATAAATGCATATACCAGTTCCACTCACTTGGTCCTGTTTTGATTTGAATTGAGTTACCGCCACCATAGTCATACCATACATTATCTACTGTACCGCCTTTGACTGCGTAAACTTTTGTACCAGCTGGCATACCAAAGTCCATACCATAATGACGACCACCATTAAATCCTAAGCCACCAGTATAGCTACCGAAACGTTGCCAAATTGGATAATTGAATAAATATGAACCGTCGCCACCACCGAACTCTTCAAACCAAGATTTAACTTTATCTATTAATTTAGTTTTGAGAATATTGAATGCACCTTTAGCCATTTTGATAGTGGCATGGTTACCTTCGCCAAAACTAATACCTAAACTATCCATAACTTTAGATACTAACTTCCCTGGATTTTCAACATAGTCCCAAACATCTCCAACTTTTTCACTTAGCCATGATGCTCCATCTTTAATTTTATCGCCTGCTGCTTTTATCATATCTTTTGCACCAGTTTTGATATTATGGAATGTATCTTTAGCTTTGCTACCGAATTTACCGATTGAAGACACCATATTTTCTAACCAGTCTTTTTTCTTAGTACCAGTTGAAAAACTCGGTATTACTCCCATACGTTGATAACGTTGTGTATCATTCGCATTAATAACGCTATCCCCAACTCCTAGAGAAACAAGCACATTTCTACCTTGTGGCGCTTCAAGTGTTCCATTTGCTCTGTGGATAATCTCTTGCACACCACCACCTGGAGCATTACCCACGCCACGATCATTAACAATTGCTAAAGTTGGTGCAGTTAAGCCTCCATTCGAATCAGTTGAAACAGACGGACTAGCCATTGTACCAGTTGAAAGTGTTGGTATAGGTTTAATTAAGTCTTTATCAGTAATAGCTTTAGAAATGCTATTGATACCGCCAATCATACTATTAAGTCCACCGATTGCTTTATTTGCAACAGATTTACCTAAATCAGCTGCAGCATCTGCCATTTCTCCACCGATTGCTTTAATCCAATCTAGTGTATTACTTAACCAAGTTTTAAAACCGTTATATACGGATTTTGCATTTGACCATGCTGTACTTGAGATACTATCAAATTTATCAAAGGCCGATTCATACATGTCGCCTACCCAACTTTTTAAGCTACTATATGCATCACCAAACCACTTTGAAGTACCACGCCATACACTTTTTGCATTTGACCATGCTACACTAGATATCGCATCCCATTTTTTTAATGCACTGTTTTTCATGTCACTTAGCCAACCATTCATACTACTAAATGCTTTATTCATCCATTTTGAAGTGCCACTATAAATTAAATGAGCATTATGAGATGCATCACTAGAAATTGCTCCCCATTTTTTGCTAGCATGTTCTTCCATATTACTGATTTTATTTCCAATGCTATTTTTAGTATTTTCAAACCAATGTGTCACACCATGATACATGCTTTTAGATGAACTTACAATAAAGTCTTTAGCTTTAGAAAATGGTTGCCCTATCTTATTACCTATTCCTTTCAAACTATCAATTGCACCAAAAATACCCTGTACAAGATTATACCAAGATTTTTTTATATGCTTTGATAAACTAAAATGGCCTTCTTTAATATTATGCCACCATTTTTGAAAACCATTATAAACTTTACCATTTGATAAATCGATTTCCGCTTCAATATTTTTATTAGATTTTTTCAGATTTCTCATAACACTTTCATGATTTTCATCTGCTAATTTTTTATCCTTATCGTATTTCTTTTTGGCTTCCTCTAATAATTTTTCTCTTTCTTTTTGAGATAATCCAATCATTGAATTAATTTCGTCAATTTTATCATCATAGCGTTTCTTTGCATCTTTTTTCGCATCATCACGTGCTTTATTCGCCTCTTTGATAATTTCAGAAGCTTCTACGATTGATGCAGCTTTACGATTAATTGATATTCGAGCCAAAACACGTTTTTGTTCTTTTTCACCATTTGTTAATGCTTTAACTGCTATTTCTTCTCTTTGCTTATACAATGATTGTAATTCTCTAATCTCTTTATCTGATAACTTACCACCATTATTTTTTTTATCTTCAATTTCTTTTATTTTTCTATTTAATTCTTGAGTTTTCTTAATGGCTATTTCGTTTCTCTCTTCAGTTTTCTTTAATAAGCGTTTTTTATCTTCTTCAGAAATCGCAGTAGATTTATCTAGAACATCATGAGCAATTTTAAGTTCTTTATCTTTACGCTTGTTCATTTGATCTATTAAATCATCACTCATTTTTTTATTTAAATTAGTTAATTCTTGTGATTCTTTTTGAGTTATCTCGCCATGATTAATACGCATTTTATCTAATATCTTACTAGATTTTTCAGAGTAATTTACGAATGAACCAAGTGCCGATTTAGTTTCTTTAGATACACCTTTACCAAATACATCAACTTTATCAGTAGCTTTAGTCACGCCTTTATGGATAGCTTCAAAATTCATACGCAATATTTGAAAATTCGGTGTTAATTCTATAACTTTAGCTGCTAAGTCTTTTGTTTTATCCCAAGCAGTGCCTATTCCTTTTGTGAATTTACCTATCCATGAGAAGTCTAAACTACCAACTGTTTCATTCCATAAACGTCCTAAATCATGTATACCTTGTTTAAACCAATCTAACTTTTGATATGCTAACGTAAAAACAGTAGTAATAATTGTGAGTGGTATAGTTAGTTTACCAATTGCTCCAACTGCGAATTTAGACACATTACCTAAACTACCAAATCGTGATATCAGTCCACCAAGTAAACTACCGAATTTACCAAATTTACCGCCAACGCCTGGCACCTTTTTACCAAGCCCACCAAATCCAGTACTTAAATTACCGACTGCATCTCCTAACTCACTCATGTGGCCTTTAGAGTTTTTAGCAACTTTTCCAGTTTTACCAATTGAATTAGAAGCTACATCAATTGCTTTAGCATTAATAGCTGCTTCTGCACTATTGATAGCCATTGTTTTATTTAAATCTCTATAGCCTTTTACTGCTTTAGAAATCACACCTGCTAAAATACCACCTGCTAAAATAATCGGACCTATTGCACCTGCAAACAAACCAAGCGCAATTACACCTTTTCTAGCAAATCCAGGCATACTACTAAACTTATCTACAAAGTTACTTAACCAGTCGGCCCCTTTTCTAATAGCAGGTGCTAAGTCATTACCTATCTTAATTCCTAGTGATTCAAATGCACCTTTTAACTGTTCAACTGAACCTTTAAGATTATTTTTCATTTGATCAGATGCTTTTTTACTTGCCCCATCTGAATTTTTCAAAGCATTACTATATTTATCAATTTTAGATGGCCCAGCATCAATTAATGATAAGAAACCACTTGCTGCTTCACTACCCACTACAGTAGAGATAGCTGCTAATTTTTGTTCTTTTGACATTCCTTTTAATCCATTTTGGAATTGTGCAATCAATTGTGGCATACCTACAAAGTGACCTTTAGCATCCATTAAGTGAACACCTAATTGTTGCATTAATGTTGATGCTTCTTTGGATGGACTTGCTAATTTGATAAATGATGCACGTAATGCAGTACCTGCTTGTGAGCCATCAAGTCCTGAATTAGACATTACTTCGATTGCTGCGGAAGTATCTTCAAGTGTTACACCTAATGCTTTTGCAGGTGTACCAGCATATTTAAGTGCATCACCCATGTAATTAATGTCTGCAGCACTATCATTTGCAGCAGTAGCAAGTAAATCGGCTACATGTGTTGCCTCTGAAGCTTTTAGTCCAAACGCATTGATTGATGAAGCCATAACTTGTGCAGTGGTTGCTAATTCTGCGCCACTTGCTTCAGATGCACTAATTACACCTGGCATAGCCTCCATTGTTTGCTTAGCATCAAATCCTAATGATGCTAACTCTTGCATACCTTTTGCAACTTCACTTGCACTTTTACTTGTTTTAGCACCCAAGTCGACCGCTTCATTCGTCATAGCCTTTAAATCACTACTACTTGCTTGAGCAATTGCACCTACTTTTGACATTTGCGCTTCAAAGTCAGCACTTGTTTTGATAGCAGCACCAAAACCTGCGATAACTGGTGCAGTAATACCTACGCTCATTGTTTTACCTGTACTTTTCATTTTGTCGCTGATTACTCCAAATTTATTGGATATTTTATCAGCATGTTCAGCTACTTTTGTAAAACTACTATTAGCAATTACTTGTTCACGATTAAAGTCATTCATTTCTGACTTAGTTTTATTAACTTGTCGCTCTAACTTGTTTAATGCTGAAAGTTCATTATTTACATTTCGTTCGGCACTTGCTAATAATTTATTGTGATTTTTAATCGTTGTATTAAGTTGCTTAAATTCTTCGCCAGTTTCTTTTAATTCTTTATTAGAAGATTGATAGTTTTTAGTAATTTTCTCATGTGAAGATAATAATTCTCTATTTTCTTGTCGTAACTTTTTAACTTGAGATTCTTCTTCTTTGTACTTAGCTACTAACTCTTTATGCTTTTCTACTTGTTTTTGTATCGCATTATTCGCTCTATTTAATTGTGCAGTTGTTGCTTCATTACTTTCTTTTAAGTCTTTTTCAGCTTGTCTTAATTGTTTTAACTTTTGCCATGCTTCATCTTTACGTTTTATCGTTCTAGCAAATTGTACTTCAGATTTTTTTAGTTCAACGTTTGATTCTTTCATGGCATTAGTAGATTGATCGTAAGCTAGTTTATTCTTCTTATTTGTTTCTACTAGTTTTTCATAAGCACGTTCTACATCTTTAACACGACTTACTGCATTTTGATAATCTGCATTTAATCTTGATAAATCATTTTTAGACTGTACAAACATTTGATTCTGAACTTTTAACTTCTCATTCAAACCTTTTAACGTTGCTTCGTACTTCTCCATAGACTTTTCTGAATTATCAAAGGCGGATAGGTTTGCCTTCATTTCACTATTTACGACACCTAATTGTCGTTTCAAGCCTTTCATACCTTCTTGAACGCCAATCGCATCAAGTGACATCTCTAAGGTTAAACCTTGTAACTTTTCATCCATTTATATTTACCTCCTTTCTAACCACCGAACAATAATTTTAAATCTTTGCCTGTGTAAACTTTATCGGTGCTTAATTTTTGTTCTTTTTGTTGTTGAGACACTTCATCTTCTTTATTTAAAGCAAGTAAGTCTAATACTTCGAAATAAGGTTGTTGTTTTACTTCTATAATTGTCCATCCGTACTTTTCCATACAGTACGTTTGTATCTTTTTAATGTTCGATAAAATATCTTTTATTGAAATTACTTTCCTGTCTTTCCCGCTTCTTCTGTTTCAATTTCTGTATCTTCTTCATCATCACCGTTAACTTCTCGAAAGATATCTTGAATCGCTTTTGTATATGTTTTTGTACTCATATTGTTTAAGATTGTTTCTTCCGTTAAGCCTTGTTCTTTGAATAAATCGACAAGTAATTGACGTTCTTTTACTCTGACTTTACTTGCATCAGGTTTCTCTTTCTCACGTTCCTTTTCTACCGCTTCTAAATACGTATAGCATTTTTCAGCTTCTCCTAATGTGATAAAGTCCTTTTTGTAGCTTTCAGTTTTACCAGTTTCTTGATTCTTAATTTCAAATCTAATCATTGTATTAGCTCCTTTTCTTCAAATAAAAAAGACACAGTAATAATTACTGTGCCTCGTCTTTGTTTGTAGTAGTTGGTTTCGTTTTAAATTCGGGTACGTCTACATAATCTGACACATTTTCATTTTTAACATGTGCTACTCTGAATGTACCTTCAGGGTATACTGTGTTAGGTTCAAGATTATTAATGGTTACTTTAGATGTACCATCTTCATTTAACTCTGCTTCTCCCACTATATTGTCTTTTTTATCGTATACTTTTAATTTTGTAACCATAATTTATCACTCTACTTATTGATGATTTACACTAGTTGTTGCTTCGTGTGTTTCAGATGGATTACTATCTGAATGTGTTAAATTACTTACTTCATGTGCTTCAGTTGGATGAGATTCGTCAATAATACCACGATCAGTGTTACCGTTAAATTCTGATTCACTGTGTTTGTCAGTTGCTAATATTGGTTTAGTGTAACCAACGAACACTTTTTGTAAGAATTTATCTGCACCTTGTTTACCTTCGTGATAACCATAAGCGACACCAGTCACATTGCCATCAACTTCAATTTTACGGTTCATCCAATCTCCTACAAGTTTTGTAACTTCAGGTGCTTCTGCTTTTTCGCCTTTAGTTTTGAATTCTAAGTTATCTAAACTAAATACACCTTTCATTAATGAACAATAAATCGGTTCGCCTGTGATACCGTCTTGAGATTCACCTACAACAGTTACATATGGTGCACGTGTATCTTCTCCTACCCATGCAGTGCCGTTAGCGTCTTTTTTACGTCCAATTACAGTATTTAATTCGTCAGAAGGTACGTTGAATACTTCTAAATCAGATTTAATTTCGTTTGTACCTTGTTTTTTAATCCATACACGTTTATTTGATGCAAACATATCTACTTTATCAGGTGCTAAACCTGTAATGTTCATACGAACAGTACCACCTTTGTCATCTTCCCATGTATATAACTCTGTTACTTTTTCCGCTTTATTGTCGAATACACCGACATAGATTCGTTTAAATCCAGCTACATATGATCCCATTCTTTTGCCTCCAATTTTTATAAAAATAAAAAAACACACCTAATCGATGTGTTTTTCTTTATAATATTGATTTTTAGGTACGCCTTGATATCGTCGTGACATCACGTACCGTTTTGTTTCTTTAAAATACATATCAAGTTTGCTTGATGCAGGTAATAAATCATTTTCCCACATTAAACGTCTGATTCGTTTTGTGATATCTATTGTTTTCTGATGATGATATGTTTCAACATCTACCTGTATTAAATATTCTTCAGATAGATAGTTATCAGATACAGTCGTTTTTGGTTCGTCGTAGATAGGAGTTAAAATCACAAAACTATTTGTAATGTCTGCGTTTTTTGACGTTTCATAAAAATAAACTCTATTATCTAATTCGGATTTTAAAAATTCATCTTCTAGAATTAACGTCCTTATTATGTTTAAAATATTCATAGTTTTTTCTTCAACTCCTTAATAACGACATTTCGATATTCTGATTCTACTTCTTTTAAGGTTTTAGCAATCACACCAAAACCACGTGGCGTGTATTTTTTACCATTTCTTGTATAACCATGTTCATTTAAGTGAATAATTCTATATCTACCTGTTGGCCCTTTCCATTTAATACTTTTAGCTCTTAAAACAGAAATATTTTTGCTATATGGTTTTGTCACAGACATTTCTTTGATAGTGTTACCAGTTGCTTTAAAACTTTCAAAGTTACTTTTTAATGCTTTCAACAACACTTCAGAACCTTTATTTAATGCTTCATCTTCAATTTGAATCAACTCTTTTGGACTGAATCGTTTTTCTAATTGCGATAATACTTCTTCCATACCTTTAACTTCTACACTCATACTTCAGATACCAACAAAGTGATGTAGTGTTCTCTAGGTTGATTCACTCTAATTTCTTTAATAGCAAATAATTTATCTCTATAAATTGCTTTATCGATTTTTATCATATGATTAGATTTAACGATATAGAATTCAGAAGCATCTCTAATAACAACATTCAACGTAATTTTAGTTTCATTCGATTTTAATATTTCCATATCTTTTATGACTGGACTGTATATTTTACAAAAACAACTATATAGCGTTTCTTCTTCGTTTTCATCGGGATATGGTCCATTGTTAACATATCTAAAAAAGGTAAGATGATTTTTAAATTCATTGAATTCCATAAAATCACCTCACCATTTTTTTAATTTAAGTATCATAGATTGTAATGTTTTTTCATTAAATGCTTTTGATTTATATATTTCAGTTATAAAGCCACGTGTTTCAAAATCTCTAGTGACAATATACTTTATGGCAGTCATAAAAAGTGAATACTCTTTATCACTTTCAGTATATTCAGGTACACCACTCAATAATAATTCAGCTTTAGCAGATTCGATTAAATCAGTAATTACACTATCTTCAAAGTTATAATCTACTCTTAACCATTTTTTCAAATCTTCTAAATTCATTCTGCATCGCCCCTAATTTGTAGATACAACCGCTGATCTAGTATTAGGTCTTACTTCTACATTTCGGGGATTATAAGGGAGTATTATCCACCTTTGCAATACGGAACGCACTGTCTAAGATACGTTGTTGGTCATACCAAGCTGTTAACACGAATAAATATTCACCGTGTTTAACATCTTTATCAGTATCAAAAGTAATGCCGTTATAGTTGATGCCAAAGTAATTAAAATCTCCGACAACTGGATGAGTTGCAGCATCTGTAAAGATAACTGGTTTACCAAATACTTTTTCTGGAGTTGCTTCAAATAACGCAGTAGAACCATTCGCTAAAGTAGTAATAATATCTACATATTCAGCATATCTCATGTAAATACTTGCATTTTCTCTAAAATCTTCGTGTAAATCAGCTAATGCTTTAGTAATTGCTTCATAAGTAGTTTTTCCATTAACTGATTTCACTTTATCTCCAATATAAAATGACATATGTTGAGATTCAGAAGTTGAAATAATAGAAAATGCATCTTTACGCTCTTTAGCTGCTAAACCGGATTGTAAAGCATTTTCAATATAATTGACCAAATCAACATCTGAACCATGAATAATAGAATCAGATACTGATGCTAATACTTTAAATTTGTTTGAACCAAACTTTACTGTATCACCTTTTAATTTGATTTCTTTAGCTACATCTTCGTCAGTAATAAAGTTATCGTCGTCTAATGTATAAGCAATACGTGGTAATTCTAAGCCTTTAATATTTGTTAATCGTGCTTTTTCACGTAATTTATTTTTCGCAAAAGGTTCCGATACTATTTCATTTGATAATAAAGTAGGTAAGAATTTATCTCCACCACTTTCATTTCCATCAGGTAAAGCAATTAAAGCTTTTTTAGCTTCATGTGATGGTGCTTTAAACTCATCAGGTTTTAAAGCGTGACGATAAAATTCTGCTTTTGCTTTAATTAATTTTTCATCGCCATTTAATTTTTGATAAGCAGAAGTTTTGTCGTTTAATTTCGCTTTTTCTTTTTGTTCAATTTCTTTTACTTGTTGTTCAACGATTTCATAACGTTGTTGTAAACCTTCTTTTTCACTTCTTAATTTCTCAATATCCTTAATATCTACATTAGGATTTGAAGCTTGTTTACTTAATTCTTCATTTTTGTTTGATAATTGTTGTCCAATCATTCCTAACGATTGTTTTAATTCAAATAATGTTGGCATTCGTTTACCCTCCTATAAATTAAGTGTGAGTTTTAAAGTTTCACACTCTTTTATAATTTTTCGTCTTAATTTTTGTTCTTCTAAGTGCTTTGTTACATTATTGTCTTGTTTTGTAATGGATGAAGGTACAGATTTAAATAACTTATAGCGTTCATCAGATATGCTTGCTGCGATTTCATTAGGCTCTAAAATTTCATCAATAAATCCTTTTTCTAACGCTTCACTTGCAGTAAGCCATGTTTCAGCATCTAATAATTCTTTCAGTTCTTTTTCGCTAATATTAAGCGCTCTATCTAAATATGCTTGATTACTTGCTTCATCCGTTTTATCTAATAAATCTGCTGTATCACGTAATTCTTTGGCATTACCTACTGTCATAATCCATGAATTATGAATCATCAAAAAGCTGTTTTTGTGCATAAAAATAGTGTCACCGCTCATAGCGATCACACTTGCGATTGATGCAGCCAATGCATCAATATAGATATTAATTTTTGCTTTATGCATTTTAAGCATATTGTAGATAGCATGACCTTCAAACACGTTACCACCCGACGAGTTTATGTGAACATCTATTTCAGAAACATTACCTAATTCATCTAATTGTTGCTTAAATCCAGGTGCTGTTACTTCATTTGCAAACCATTCTTCACTCACAATATCTCCATAAATGAAAATCTCGCCTTTTTTATCCGTTTTCTTTTTGATTTGAAAGTACTTTTTCGTTGTCATCTTTATCACCACCTTTCAATGATTTACGTAACTCTAGTGGTGTATCAATTGGATATAAGTCGCCACTAATAAATGGTTTATCGCCATTTTCGACTGGCGGTAAATCTTCAAGTTCTCGAATTTCATTGATAGTGTAATAACCACTCCGAACTGCTTTAAAGTAAACTTCAGCTTGTGTAGCACTATCTGCACGTAAATATGCTTTTACATTGAATTTGAAATATCTATTTTTCTTACGGTCTAAAGGTGTCAAAAGTTTACGATTAAATTCTGATTCGTATTGTTTAATAATAGAAATTAAAGTGTGTTGTAAGAAAAATCGATTTAATTCTTCATTCTTCGTAAAGTTACTACTTTCATTAGCATTTAAGAACACTGCAGGTAGTTGAAAGACATTCGCTACACGTTCCCTAGTAAGATTTTCACTTGCAACAATATCTTCAGAAACATATTTCTTAGTTATTGGATCAATTTCTACACCAGGCTCTTGAAATAAAATTCCACCATTCTCTTCGTAAAACTGTTTAAAGTTTTCGATTACACTTTTACGTTTTTTCACATCAATATTTGAACCATATTTAAGTACAAATGAGTCTGGCTTTTGCATTTCTGATAAATTGAATTTACGTATAGCAGCATCAAAGTCTGTTGTATTTTTAAGCACATCAATAGGACTTATCCCTTTTAACATATTTGAGCCTACAATGTGTTTAAAATGCAACATATCCATATTATGAATGATAAGTTTGTTACCGGAAGCAGCGTGAATAATGTAATAGACTTCTCTACTATTATTCTCTATTGCTATATTTACTATGTCTGAATTTAGTAAATATAGTTTGCTAGGTTGCGAAAATGTATCTCGTTCAATCAATACATATGCATTACCTTTTTCATTTCTTACCGTTTCAATTTGATTGATAAAATCATAACTACTTACTGAGTTATTAGGACTAATTGTTAATAGTTCAGATACGTTTGTGTTTATGACTTTATAATCTTCATATAACTTAATTGGCATGCTAGATAATGAATTTGCTAACCTAGTTACTGCAGAAAAAATAGTTTCATTGGTTTCTAAAGTATTATTGATATTCCCCCAAAATGATTTGTTACGCCATGGCGAGAAATCATAAAGTGTATTACTTGTTTCATCTATCCAATTATCAATTAATCTACGCTTTATCCTAGTAAAGATGTTCACACTTGCGATTTTAATCACCTCCTTAATCCATTAAGTCTTTAATACTTAAAAATTCAATATTTCCCGTGTTACTTTCTTCAGTGAGTTTATTCATAATATCGGTATACGTATTTAGTAATGCTGCAAAGCCATCTATTTTACGATATCGACTTTGTTTAGATGGTAGCCAGTTTCCGTTTCTATCAAGTTTTAATTTCACATTGTTTACGTACCATTTAAATAATGGATTATTGTTATAGATTACTTTTCCATCTAAAAATAACTCTTTTAACGATTTTAAAGCAGGACTTAATGTTAATGCGCCCTGCCTTGTTTCTTCAGTAACAAACCCATAATTCTTTAACTCTTGATTAAGTCTAAATGCGTTCGCTCTGTCATATGTAATTTTTTCTACTGGATGATGTTCATTCACTTTTAATATCCAGTCATATACATCTGTATAATCTATATAAGGTTTATCTTGTATAGTCAGATATCCCGCTTCTTCCCATTCTCTATATGGTATTTTTTCATTCGATAAATCTACTTTATGTTTTGGTATCCATGAGTGACTTAATACTGCAATCTTTCCATTTTCAAGTGCAAATGTAGCACAAGCAGATGTAAAATCTTCCGTTTCAGATAAGTCATAACCCACTGTACATGGATGATTTTCTAATTCATCAAAAGCGATCACTTCATTATTTTTAGATAATGTTGTATGGTCTATAAAACTCATCTCATCATTATTAGCAAAGATATTAAATCGTTTAGTAATAAAATCGCCACGTTCTGCGGGAATACGCTTTGCTTTTATCCACTCTTCTTTCATAACTTCAATATCAATCGACACACCAATATTTGGATTAGCTTTAATCCAGTTTTCACTATCATTAATATCATCTTCATCATCTAAAGAAGCTAAGTAATAAAAAGTGCGTTCATCTTCAATAATTCCATTTAATGTATCTTTTCCCGCTTCTACCATATCTACAAGTGGTCCATTTAACTGGAAACCTGCAGTAGTGATATAAATCAATAATGGTTGTAAACGTGCTGCTCTTGAGTTTTTAATGACTGATATAAGTTTATAATCTTTAAATTCGTGTATTTCATCAAAAATACCTATATGTGTGTTTAGTCCATCTAGTTTTTCACTGTCTGATGCTTGCGGTTCAATTTTAGATATCGTTTTATCATAATGAATGGCATCACGTAATGATCTAAAATTTTTCTTTAGGACTGGACTAGCTTTAATCATAGCTTTAGACTCATCAAATAATAATCGTGCTTGTTTCATGGTGTTTGCTAACATATGTATTTCGGCACCATTTTCTCCATCTTGCGACACACCATAGTTAGCAAGCCCTGAAATAGTCGTTGTTTTACCATTCTTACGCCCAACAAATACAAGTGCTTCTTTAAATCGTCTTAACTTTGTTTCTTTGTGTACCCAACCAAATAGGCTACCAATAATAAAATGTTGCCATGGTTGTAGTATTAATTGATTATTTGCACCCTTTGATGGCTTACAAAATTTCTCTATAAAACGTATTGGTCTATGTGCTAATTCTTCATCAAAAATCCACTTTTCATGACCTTTTAAGTATTTAAGGTGTCGCTCACATTCTTTTATCACATATTTATTTGCGACAATCTTACCTGCTACTACTTGTTTGGCATACCATGTCGTTAACAATTTAGGTGATGGTTTATTTAATATTTTAATAGTCACCGAAACCATCTTCTTGTTGTTGAACTATTTTTTCTCTTTGTGCAGGAGTTAAACCTAATGACTTTAACAAGTTATTCAATGTTTGAACAGTCTTAGTTAATTCAATACTAAGTGGATTTTTAACAATATTTGTTGCACCTGCTTTATTTGTGTGACTCATCATTAAATCACTATCTTTTAATTCATCTCTTAATCGACAATAAAATTCGTAAGTTTCTAAATATAAAGAAATAAGTATGTCATCAGATTTTTGATAATCATCAATATATTGAATTAGCTTATTTTTTGTTATTTTCATAGTTAGCCCCCTTTCATGAAAAAGTTATTCGCATTGCGAACGAAGGTCCCCCCGCCGGTCCCCGTCGGAATCGCTTTTTGCTCGCCTGGTAGGGGGGGTATAAAAATTATTTATTTTGAAAATCAAAACAATTTTAATTTTTAAACTTTCATCACTCTTACATTTCTCTCGTTCGTTTTGTCGTTATCGTTAGCATGAATTTTATTATGACAGTCCTGGCACACTGATATTAAATTATCTAGGTCTAATGCTTTAGTAAAATCAGTATCTACGTAAACAATGTGATGGACTATCTTAGCATTGGTTATCTTGTTATGTGCTAGACACTTCTGACATAGATAGTTATCCCTATCAAGTGCCATGCTCCTTAACTTGCTCCATGCTTTTGAATGATAGAACCAGTCATACTCATATTGTTTACGTCCATTCTTACCTTTACCTACAACTCTAGCCATACCTACACCACCTTTATAGGTATAATAAAAGAGTCCGGGACATAAAGTATCTAGATAAGTGAAAAAAGACAATTTCTATTGAAATAATATAGAAATTGTCTTTTTTATAATTTTTTTGATTATTTTCAGCTCGTTGAGCTGTTACTTTTCTTATATTAAGTGCCATTAGCACAAATCCTAGTTCTCTTTTGGCTTTATTTATCCCTCGAACGGACATTCGAGTGAAACCCAAAATAGCCTTCATAAATCCAAAAACAGGCTCCACATCAATTTTTCTTTGACTGTAGATGGTTTTTATTTTTGGTTCTGAAAGCTTTTTATTAATTTGGGCTTTAAAATATTCCCAATTATAATTTTTCATTATTTTTTTATT